GTGGAGTTAGCTGATAGATTAAGGGTATATGCGGAGTTAGAGACGTCCTTTTTCTTAGATCCTTTTCCTCTGAGTTACGGTTATTCAGTCTATAAGTTTAAGAAGCAATGGAAAGCACATAATGAGTATTTTGCTGATGCAGTTGAATATGCTATACAGGCAATTAACTATCGCAGAAATGAGATGCTTGCTTTTAGTACTGAACTGATTGATCGCAAGGATTGGTTGGATAAGCGTCCATTATATGATGCTGAATTCAGAGAGTGGCGTATTGAAGAGAAGCAAGCATCTAAGCCTGAAGTATTAACGGGTGCTGAGAAGATAGTTGTTGAGTATATGAAGGTACCGAGTGACGACCGCGTTAAGCCATTGAAAGATGACGAATGTCAAAACAAACAATAATTCTGTTGAAAGGCACTCAGTTTCATGGCTGGACAGTTATTAAGAAGTGTGATGAAGTTACGGGTACTCGCGCATCTTATATATGCAAATGTGAGTGCGGTCTGATCAAGCCTGTTATTGCATCCCGTCTTATTTATGGGTTAACTAAGCGATGTAGGACGTGCTCTAACAAGATAATCAATAAGAAAGCAGTTGGGCGTAAACGGCTCAATCGAATAGGCGAGAAGTATGGCAAGTGGAAAGTAGTTGATTTTGTAGGTCTTAAGCCAAGATTTGGAAATGAATACCGTCCTGTGTATAAGATTAGATGTGAGTGTGGCTTTGAAATCATTATGAAACAGTTCTGTAACATGAATACACGGGCGCCTAAATGCCACAATTGTTATAAAGGTCGAAAGTACCACAACTCAATGATTAAAAATAAAGATTACTCTGGTGTTATTATCGACTCGAAATATGAAGGACATAAGTATAGTTATTCTGCTAATGATAATCGTGAAGTCATCAAGAATTATACGAAGCCAATTAAGGGTAAATCTCCAAAAAGTTCTAGTGTTGATTCAGCAATGCATGATAGATTAATAGAGACACAACGTGAACAAAATAACTATGATGTAGCAGGGGAATATACTATGGCTGGTCTATTAATGGGATGGAAAAAGAAATGAATGAACTGTTATTAATATGTCTATGTGGATTAGCATCATTTGTATCAGCTGTTGCGGTGAATATGTATCTTGCTGGAGATTCTTGTGCGAACAAAAAGAAGGAATGATATGGGGAAAGGATATCAACGAGCTGATTCGCTTGCTGAGATATTGGCAAAGCGCGCTGAGAAGCAACGGCTAACACCAGCGGACAGATGCCGACAGATTGTAGACAACTCAACCGTAGACAAAATGTCGACAGTTGCAAAGTATGGCACATTAGCCAATCCATATCAGTTCAAGACAACTGGCATGAAGCTTGAAGTGATTGAAGAGAAAGACTTGAGGAAAGAGATACCGGGACAGTTGGACTTGCAGACTAAAGAGAGTGAGTAAGGAAATAGATATCTAGTTAAAGATACCTATTTATTTACTCTTTAAGGGGCTTAATAGAATATTGTAATAATTAAATATTAAAATATTGATATTAACAACGCTACCCTTACTGGGTCATTCGCGACAGGAACAATATATATAACTTTTTACTATCTGACAATAAGGAAAAAGAATGATATCGATTGAGATAATGTTAGTAATGGCCTTTACTTTGATGGCTGGTGTAATGTATATGATGTGGCGTTACTTTGATAATTTGATATGCGAACTTACTAGAGTAGTTGATTACTATGAAGAGAATGGTCGCTTTGGATTGAATTGTGAAAAGGAAGTTCTGAACAAGCGCATTGATTTGCATGAGCAAAAGACTAAAGATGCTATTCAAAGTAATTCTATTTGTTGCCGCTCTGCTATGGATAGAATAAACTCGCGCCTATTGGTATTGGAAAAAGATAAACACGGATCAATTAATGTAGTTATATCAGAACCAAAAAAGGATAAAGATAATGGAACACGTAAACCTACCTCCTCAAAAAATGTCTCTTCCGTATATAATAAAAGCAACGAATGAAAGACGTGCTGAGCAGAACCAGGACCGCTTAGAACCACACATGCTGTTCTTGCCACATGATATATCAAGACGCATGAGTGAACAGCTACAGAAAGAGAATAGCGATATTCATATGTTTGTTCATCAGGCCTGTGTTCAATATCTTAATATGGTAGATAATGATCAAAGGGATTTAGATAAATGGCTAGCCTTGAGTGAGATGCAACTGAGCGAGTCTAATCACTGGAAAGGCTGGTCATATAATGAAGAAGATGAAGATATCTTTAAGCAGCCAAGAGTAAATAGTGATGAGGAAGGTGAATAGTGGAACAAGTTGTCCTTAATATTGATCCTGTTTTGATGAGTAGGTTGAAGATCGTATATGCATTTCAAAAGAACTCATATAACGTTGATCTTAAGCCTACATTTGAGAAGTGGATTCTCGAAGAGCTTGCTCTTGTTATAGGTAATGAAGAGCTGCGCATAGCTAACCAATCATTTTATGCACAGAGATCAGTTGCTGATGAAGTAATTAACAGGCCGCAGATAATACGACAACCATATGTTGAACCTATTGAAGCATTGCTCGAAAATGAATCTGAGTTTTCTGACGATCTAGCAATAGCTTTGGGTGTGTTGGATTATAAAAAGAAGAATCAGCATATATGGTGGGATTGTTGTTTATGTAGTCATTGTGGTGATGAAGAAGAAGATGATGATGGAGATAAACTTAGATGCAATTGCCATTCTTGCTGTGTATGTTGGTGTGAAGAAAGTCATTACTATACTAATAGCTACACTAAAGATGGCGTGAAGTACAAATATAAAGGCGTGAAGCCTGATATTGGTTGTCCTGGTCATCGCGAATGTAAGTCTGTTCGACCTTTGAGTGTATCGGCTGCTTTACGTTTGAGGAAAGATAATGATTGAGCCAGAAGCAGTTCATAATAACGCTTTAGGTTTTGCTATTATATTAGTGTTAATCACCTTGGTGGCATTCGGCATGTGGGTATACAAATCCTTTATATGGAAGCCCGAACCGTCCGTTAATGAAATGCCTCATCGTTATGATGGTTTGACACCGTTACAAGCGTTGCATGATATGGAAGAGCGAATAATGATGCTTGAAGACGGTATCATGGGTCTTATTAAGAGATGTGATAGCATTGAACTTGGTGATGAACGCGAAAGTATATCAAAGCGACTTGATCATCTGGGCAAATGGATAAGTAAGATTGAAGACAAGGTGCAACGAAATGAAGAAATGTAATGAATGCAATAGGCTATTCTTTGAGTCTAATAATTGGCCTGAGGGGTGCGATACGTGCACTATGTGCAGAGCATTCACTTATGAAATGAATGAGATAGAAAAATTACTGGAGAGTAATAACCATGAAGCCCAGCCAACTACGTAAAATATTATGGCGAGTCATGATATGGAGAAATGCTCGTGAGCGTTGGATAGCAAATGAGCTATCTCAACACTTCTATAGAAATTATGAACGCAAGCCAAACGATATACAGAAGGTATCTAAAGGCCCATTCTTAATGAATTTAACATTCAAAGGGGCAAAGTAGTAATGAAAATAAAGATGGATAAATTCGTACCAAGACACTATCAGGTTCCTATACTTGATGCAGTCATAAACAAAGGCTATAAACGTGTGTTGGCAATCCTTCCTCGACGTGCTGGTAAAGATATCTGTGCTTGGAATCTGGCTATTCATGCAGCGCTGTCTAAGACACAGGTAATCTATTATATCTTCCCATCTTATGCGCAAGGCAAGAAGGTAATATGGGATTCGGTAACCAACTCGGGTGATCGCTTTTTGGATTATATCCCTAAAGAAGTCATTCATTCTACCAACAGCCAAGAAATGAAGATTCGCTTTGTGAATGATAGCCTACTACAAATTGTAGGTAGCGATAATTACGATTCTTTGATGGGAACTAACTGTCAAATGGCAATATTCTCTGAGTATGCATTACAAGATCCTAGAGCTTACCAATATATCCGCCCGATCCTGACCGCCAATCAGGGAACTGCTATCTTCTTGTCCACGCCACGAGGCAAGAACCATCTTTGGGAGTTATATCAGATCGCACTCAACCTCGATGATTGGTTTGTGCTCAAGCTGACTGTTGAAGACACCGGTCATATCCCACTTGCTTTAATCGAAAAAGAAAAGACTGAAGGGGTGATGAGTGAAGACTTAATTCAGCAAGAATATTATACTTCGTTTACTATGGGTGTAGAGGGTGCGTACTATGCTAAATATATGGATAGAATGCGAGTAAAGGGACAGATTGGCCAGGTGCCATGGGAGTTCGGCTTTAAGGTACATACTGCATGGGATATTGGTATGCGTGACAGTACGACAATCATCTTCTTTCAGGTTATCGGGCAGACGGTTCGGATTATAGATTGCTATAGCAACTCTAAAGAAGGCCTTGAGCATTACGTAAATGTAGTCAACTCCAAGGAGTACTCATACGGAAAGCACATAGCTCCGCATGATATCGCCGTGAACGAGTGGGGGTCAGGCATGACGCGTATTGAAAAGGCAAAACAGCTTGGAATTAAGTTCACAATCTCTGAAAACGTCAGTATAATGGACGGTATCGAATCAGTAAGAAGCGCGCTGAGTAAGATTTGGATTGATGAAGTGAATTGTGCTCCTTTGTTGAAATCACTGGAGAACTATCGCCAAGAGTATGACAATAAGAAGAAAGTCTACAAATCACAACCTTTACATAACTTTGCGTCACACTTCTCCGATGCTATGAGGTATCTTTGCGTATCACTGCCTAAGACACGCGACGGCCTATCAGCTGAAGAACTCGATAAACGTTACATGGATGCCGTGTATGGCAATAACAGTACAATGCCCGGGGTTTTTCGCGATGACTTACCTCAAAGCGGCCCTGGGTTCTTTTAAAGGGGTAATATGCTAATTACAATAGGGATTTTTCTAAAGAAAGTAATAGATAATGATATATCATTAAAATTAGCTATTTTATATACTTCATTAGAAATCATTAAACAAAAAGAAAAAATAAAAGTGATCGAAGATTATATAGGACGTAAGTCAGAATTTCCTGAATTAATTCAAGCAACTAATGATATTGAAATTCAATTTATCAAGGCAAAAATTGAAAACCTTGAGGGTGTTCAAAATATCTTTTATGCTATAAATGGTTTGCCTGTAAGTATGAATGCCTTGATTAAAATTGATACAGAAAGATTTGAGAATTAACATGAGTAACTCAGTTTTAGTTAAAGAACTTTGCGATCACTTCATTTTTTATTACGACGGCATAAAAGCACAAAAAGATATAGATGAATCACCACTTTGGTATTATAAAAAAACTACACATGTATTAAAATTAGTTATGGAAGTTGGTTTATTAAAAGAACTATGCGAATTGCTTCCTAAGCATACGGAATGGATTGTGAGTGATATATTGGAAAATATACTTCCAGAAACAGGAGATTCAGTTCGCATTTCAAAAGCATTATATGATATATCAGAAAAAATTGATCTTACTGCTAAACAAATATATTTAAAGGGTTAATATGAGCGCTAACTCATTACTATTTAAAAAGCTTTGTGAAAAATATGAATTCAGTTTACGAGCGCTTGATGATTGCGTGAAGATGGATAACAAAAAGGGTGCGCAAGAATACTTTGATAAGATCGGTGGTTTATTGCGCTTGATCAAAGACCTGCATTACTTCAAGTCATTCTGTGATAAATATCCTGACCATGTATATAAAGTAATCGATCACCTTATATTTACTGAGCCAAAGGTATAACATGATTTATGCAGACCTTCAGAACAAAAACATAGAAGACCTAAATGAACGCGTTGAGACTTTGGGGTTTTCTGTTCGCTCTATAAGCAAAAGTATCGCAGAGCTCAAATCGCAAATGGGCAAGGATATGGTTGAGCATGAACTTGCATCGTTCAATTTCCAGAAGAAGTTGGAGCAATCGTGTAATGCGCTTCATGAACTAACTCTCCAGGAAGACCTTGAGAGAAAAGAACTTGAAAAAGCTCATACGATACTCGATAACTCGCGCTTTGATGCATTTCGTGATGATCGTGGTGAGTCGGTCGAGTCTCTTCCAATTGGCCCATTAGCCATCGTCCCATTAGGATCTTCTGGAGTAATGCCACCCAATGCTGAATGGACCGATAAAGATGCATATATAATTCATGGTTCATGTAAGGGTAATATGAGTAATATTGAATTTAAAGAATGCCATCACAAGCGCTTTGAAGGGCCATTTATAAAATGGGGCGGCACATACACCTGCAATAACTGTAAGACTTCAGAACTAGCATGTTATGAATGCAAAAAAGAACTAAAGGACTAATATGCAAGAAGCACCAATACAATCATTAAGTTATGAACAACTCATTATGATCATGGATTCCATGAATGATGAAGATAAGAAGTGGCTCAACGAGATACGTACTATTCGCTTACCAGAGACACTTTACCTTTATGTGTTACAGCAAGCTAACTTAGATGGTAAGACGTTTGATGAGTGGGTGCGCAATGCCTGTATATCATATGCATTCCATCGTATGGCACAGAGGAAACATGATAAATAAAAAACTAATTGATCTTATAAATAAGTATCGCAGTAAAGTCGATGACTTAGAGGATATTTATGGTGATCAAGCACGCGCTATAACTACCACTAGAGAATTCATTGATCTTATTTATAACTATCGCGTTGATAATTGTAGCGACGCTACTCATTCATCTCTTGCATATTTTGACGATGTTGATGAAATGAATGACCTCGAATCTTCTCTCCATAAGTTTTTTGAATGTTCAGTTCATGAATGTGATTGCGTGCAATCATGATTTGGTCTTTTATAAGTGGAATTGTATTCTGCATCTTTTGTGGATTTGCATTATACATAGGCCATCAAGTTGACCTAATGGAAAATAAGTTTAAAAGTGATACAACAGAATCAATATCTTTTTTAAGTAAGCGTATTGAAAATTTAGAATCTAAATACGTTAATTAATTCTTGTCGAAAAATAATCGCACTCCTAGTCTAATGTGATATCACATTAGGAAGGATGTAGCGATGCCATTATTTCCCCAACTTGGACCTGAGTATTATGACGAAAGCGACAGAGGAATACTCTCTCGCATGTCTGCTTTTTACGCAGAAAGCATATCTATAAACCAATCTTTTTGGACCGAGGCCGATACCGATACCCGTTTCTTAACGGGCGATCAAACGGTCTGGAACGATATCTATGGCAATTTGCCAGCAAACAGAAGAAAATCATTCTCTTTTAATCGCATTAGGCGTGTTGTTGAGATGGTATCAGGCCACCAACGGCGCAATCGCAAGAGCACAATAGTCGTTCCGGTTGAGAATGCCGATGAAGGAACCGCTGATCAGTACACTAAGATACTATTATGGTGCAATCAACAAGAAGGCGTGCTCGAGACTATCTCTGATGCCTTTCATGGATCTCTTGCTACTGGTATGAACCTATTGCAGGTCTGGCTAGACTTTAGGTCTGATCCAATATCGGGCAATATCAAGGTAGATAACTGCTCCTACAATAGCTTTCTTATTGACCCATTCTTCCGCAAACAAGATTTATCAGACTGTAATGCTATATGGAAACGCTCGTTCTTAACTAAGAGTGAGTGTTCTTCATTGATACCAGACAAGGTAGATCAGATCATGCAGCTTATGGGCAATGATAACCGTGATGGCAAATTCCAGTTTATGCCTGAGAATTACAACTATGGCATGAAAAATTTACTCACCTATGATGAATTTTACTATAGAGATTATCGAAAACAAAAGATGTTAGTCGATTCACAAACTGGCGAAGTACAAGAATGGCGCAATCAGGATGATGAAGCGCTTAAGATGTTCTTATATCAAGAGCCTACGTTGACTATGATTGAACAAGAAGTACCAACAGTACGACAAGCTATAGTAGTACAAGGTAAGGTGCTTTATGATGGCCCAAATTATCTAAATATCGATTCGTATCCATTTGTTCCAGTTTTTGCTTATTATACGCCGGAGATGCCGTACTTCCCTGGACGAGTTCAAGGTATGGTTCGTGGTCTACGTGATGCTCAATACTTATACAACCGCCGTAAAGCAATAGAACTCGATATATTAGAAAGTCAGATTAACTCTGGTTGGAAATATAAAGAAGATGCTCTCGTTAACCCCCGAGATATATTCCTGAGTGGACAAGGTCGTGGACTTGCGGTAAAAACTGAAGCACAAATGTCAGATGTAGAGCAGATTATACCACCCCAAGTCCCACCTTCCATGATTCAGCTTTCAGAGATTCTTGCACGTGAAGTACAAGAGATATCGGGCGTAAATGAAGAACTACTCGGTTCAGCAATCGATGACAAGGCAGGTGTTCTAAGCATGCTTCGTCAAGGGGCTGGCCTTACTACTCTTCAACGGCTTTTCGATCAACTGGATCGATCCCAGAAACTGTTGGGTAAAGTTATGATCGATATTATCCAGAGCAACTTCACTCCAGGTAAAATAAAGAAGATTATACAAGAAGAGCCTGCTCCGCAGTTCTACAACAAGGCCTTCGGGAAATACGATTCTGCTGTTGAAGAAGGTATTAATAGCTCAACTCAGAAGCAAATGCAACTTGCTCAATTAATGCAATTGCGTGAGATGGGTATACCAATTCCTGATTCAGTAATTATTGAATCGGTTACCGTTCAAGATAAGCGTAAATTACTTGCCGCTATGGAACAAGAAAAACAACAAGCTATGCAATCACAACAAGCACAAGAACAGATGGCACAACAAGAAGCGCAGTCTCGTATTGAACTTGCTAATGCTCGCGCACAAGCTGATCAAGGGCTTGGTGCTGAGCGTTATAGTCGTATTGAAGAGAATCAAGCACTTGCTGAAGAACGTCGTGCAGCTGCTATTAAAGACCATGAGCTTGGATTACTCAATTTAGTGAAAGCAATGAAAGAATTAGATGGGATGGATATTAATCACTTGGCTCAGCTTGTTACTGTTGCTAAGACCCTTAAAGATGCGAGCGCTGTACAAGAAGTTGAGCAGCGAGAAGTGCAAAAACAAACAGTGCAACAACCAGCTATGCAAGAGCAATCTATGCAGCCAATGATGCAGTAGTTAGAGGATATTAAACAACCTTGAGGACTCGTCCTCAGTTACTACAAGGAACAGTATGAAGAAAAGACATTATAATCAAGGCGCTTATGAAGGTGCTGATTCACGTCGCAAACAAGAACGTGAAGATGGTGGCATGATCAGTGAAGATCGTAGCGCTATTGCAAACATGCCACAAGGCGTGATTATGAAAGCGTATCCATCTATGTATGAGTCTGAAGTATTCCCACATCTTAATGACACTATTAGTGGTGTTGATAAGCAAATTCATGAAGATGAAGGTGGTATGAAACGTCATAGATCTAAGTCTAAATATTAGGAGTCATTATGCCAGCCTCTATTCGTAAAAAGGGCAAAGCAACCAAGATTGCTGAGCGCATATTGAATATTAATACTAAAGATGAGACTAAGAAGAAGACTAAAGAGAATGAAGTCAAAAAGAGGCTTCAGTTCGAAGATACGTATCGGGTAAGATAGATGCATGGTTGGGCAGAGGTGTTACTCTGTCCTTCCTTAAAAAGGAAATAGAATGGCAAAGCACAAAGGTAAAAAAGCACCAATGAGTAAAAAACCTCGTGGTATGGAAATTGAAATAGAGATTGAGCACAAAGAAAAGAAGAAGAAGAAAGAACCTGCTAAAAAAGGTGGTAAAGTTGCAAAAGTGATGCACGAGTTCAAGGAAGGCGACCTTCATAGCGGCTCTAAAAAAGGCCCTAAGGTAAAGAATAAATCTCAGGCTTTAGCAATCGCCATGAACGAAGCAAGAAAAAATGGTTGATGCACGAGAAACCGTCGGTAAAGTGTCATCTGATCTCATAGTAAAGCCTGTTGAAGCAGAGAATTCCTATGAGCAGATGACCGAGCAGCTTTCCGATTGGGATAAAAACATATATGAGTGCGTAAATCGCTGCAAGATTGATTATCCAGGCGACTTTTATGTAGTAGTGATCACTAAAAAAGAAAAGCTAATGCAGAATGTCATACGCAACTACTTTTTTGGTACTAATTCCTGCCCGACACCGACCTGGGATCAAACCGTCTTCGCATACAATAGATCTGATGAGAGTATAGACTTCTTATGGACTATACCAGACAAGATTACATGCATGACATTTAAATGGTACCCCAAATTGGTACCGGCTGAAGAGTATCAACTTTTGAAGTTTGTACTTGAATTTGAAGATGGGACACTTTTAGAGATTGCTAAAAAGCGCAATGGCGAGATCGATACGCCTCCAGTAATTAAATTAGATATACCTGCTTAAGAAAAGGGTAAGCATGCAAGATAATGAACATTTCCCAGCTACAGAAACACATGAAGAAAATACACAGACAAATAATGACGCTGAACAGGTTAATCACCAGCCACAGCAACACGCCTCTACAGAAGAAAGCTCATCAGCACGAAACTTCCGCCAACTCAGAGAAAAGGCTGAGCGAGCAGAAAGAGAACGTGATGAGGCAATGCAATACATACGCACTATGCAAGCGCAACAACAGAAGCCTAAAGATGAAGATGATGATCTTGCTGATGATGATCTTGTTGAGCGTAAGCATGTCGATCGCATAGTCGATAAGAAGATCCGCAAGTATGAAGAGCAACTACAGCAATATTCTATGATGCAACAAGAACAACAAGTGCTTAATCAATGTAAGGATTATTATGCAATTGTGAATGATGATGCAATCGCTATGCTTCGTGAACAAGAGCCTGATATTGCTGCTACATTGGCTGCAAATCCTGATCTTAAGAGTAAAGCAATTGCTACCTACAACATCATTAAAAAGCTTGGTCTTAATAATGCAGCAGCTGCTGCACAACCTTACTCACAAGATATTGAACGCATTCAAAAGAATGCAGCAAAGCCTAAACCTTTAGCTTCAGTGAATCCACAACAGGGTGATAGTCCGCTATCTAGAGCTAATGCCTTTGCTAATGGCCTTACTGAAGAACTTAAAGATCAATTACGTAAAGAAATGTCAGAATCCCGACGCGGATATTAAAAAGCCCACTTTTCTCATGTAAACCATCCCTACTCGCCTTTCCGGGTAGGGATGGTCAAAAAACAGGGTAGTTTTGACTAAGTTATGGTTGTTTTACAAGGTTAATATCTTCTAAACTGTGAAGAATTAATCATATTCATTGCCATCATAGTAGTCATCAATGGCAGAGTAGAAGAGTAATCGCTTTTGTCTCTCTTTGCGGGCTTTATTGTTTCTGTTTTTGTTACTTTGCCATCAGGTGTTGTAGTGTAAGTAATTGTTATACGCGGCTTTGGTTCTTCTTCACAATAAACACAAATGCCAAAAATTATTACTAACGCTATAGCCAATATTATTAGCCACCCAGCTTCATTATCCATATTTTCCTTCCAAAATATAAATCGCACGATTATTTTATTTATAGCGTTACAGAGATTCGCTCACTCTATCTAAAAAATCCATCGGTGTACAGAGACTCACCACCTCAACTCGACGTAAAGCAAGTCTCGTCAACTTAGAATAATTACATAATTAATCTAAGGAAATGCTTATGGCAATTACAACTACTTCAACTTTGCCTGCTCCAGTGCAACAAAGTTTTTCATACAAGCTGCTAAGTGTACCAGTGCCGAATATGATTCACAAAATTCCAGCAATGCATAAACGTATGCCACGCAATGGTGGTACAACCTTACGTATGCGCAGATATAATCCCTTGGCTGTAGCAATGGTACCACTAGGTAATACTGGTGTGACTCCTCCGCCACAAAATTTAACAGCCGTGGATATCGATGCCAAAATCTCATTTTATGGCACTTATGTACAACTTAACGAGCAAGTGACGCTTCAAAACCAAGACCCTGTCTTGAACGAATGCGCAGCTCGTTTAGGCGTCTCTCTACGTCAAACAGAAGATCAACTAACTCGTGACATGCTTGCAGCAACTGCTTCATTCATTAACTGTGTGGGTGGTATCAATGGTGATTCTCCAACTAATATTACACGTTTCGACGTTGATACTGTTGTTCGTGCTTTGCTTAATAACAATGCATACACAATCTTAGACAACATTGAAGGTGAAGATAAGTTCGGTACTGCGCCAGTTCGTGATGCATACTTCGCTATGTGTTCTACAAACTTGACTGGTAACTTGGATATAGTTAATGGTTTCATTCAAAAGAACAATTACCCATCTCCAATGAATGCACTTAGATCAGAATGGGGTTCAATTGGTAACTTACGTTTCTTGATCTCATCTATTGGTTCAGTTGTGCCTAATGCTTCTGCTCTTAACGCGAATGTGTATAACATCTTCGTTACGGGTATGGAAGGCTATGCATGTATCGAACAAGATGGCTATTCTGCTACATTTATTTACAGACCGCCAATTTATGATGGACCTTTAGCATTAAATGCTTCAGTTGGTTATAAATTTGCAGAAGTGCCGCGCATAACTAATGACTTATGGGTACTAAATTTACGCGCAACCCTATTAGGTTCATAAGGAGTAATCATGGACGGAACTATAATTTTACAAGGTCAATTTACTTCTACTGGCGCTGCTACATTCATTCCATTACGCTCTGGTGTAGATTGGATGGAAGTCATTAATATGACTGAAGCTGCTGCTGCAAATGCTTCTCATGGTGTAAGTTATGATTGGCAACTTGGCATGGCTAACAATGATGGTCTTGTTACCTTGCGTAATGCGGCTGCAACTGAAGTCAATATAGATACTTCGGCTGGTCTTGCGGTTGATGGCTTCCAGCTACTTGATACATCAGTACAAACGACTGGTGCTAATAGAGCGGTTACTAATATCAGTGGTGCAGCTATACCTGTAGTGTCCGCTGCTAATACAACTGGATTAATTGCAAACGAAACAATTGTTCGTATGTATTTCCAAACAACTGCTGGTGCTGGTCTTTTGGCAAATCAACTTGCTGGAATTGATTTTACAGTAGGTGTGGTAAATGCTGGTGCTGATTTCCAATTACAGAATATGGCACAAATTGTTGGAACAGATGCGGTTATTGCTTCTAATTATCGTGTAATTCCATTCAATCCTATTTTCTATCCACGTAGACGCGTGATTTCTAAGATTACTCAAGCTGTTCAAGCAGTAGTAACTACTACGGTAAATCATGGCTATATACCTGGTCAGCAAATCAGATTCTCTAATGTTAGACAAGTAAGAGCAGGAGCAGCTGCTTATGGGATGGTTGAGATTGATGGTCTTGTTGGGAACATTGTTGATACAACTGCTTCTACTTTTACTGTTGATATTGATACCACTGGCTTTACTGCCTTTGTATTCCCATTGACAGCCAACTATCCATTTACTCCTGCGCTAGCTATTCCAGTTGGTGAAGATACTGCAACGGCGTTGGATCTTGGTGAAGATATCTTAAGTGATGCAACCATTAACACTGCTGAAATCGGTATGTTGCTTGGTGCTGGTATTACTTCTCCTGCTGGTACAGTTGGTCAATCGATCTTCTGGAAAGCTGGAAAGTCTTTTAACGTTTAATTAATACGGGGAGGAGCGCTCCTCCCCTCTTGAAAGGAAGATTCGTATGAAAACAGAAGTAGCAAGTGCACCAGTTAAGATGGGTTGCCCAGATCCTAAAAAAGACATGTCTGGTTATTTAAAGTATATGCGTGATAAAGATCGTGAAATGGTACGTGGTATATTCAGATTCTTTGAGGTGCCCGATGGCTTTATGAGCTTTGTATTCAGGGCTTACAAAGAAGATGAAGTGGAGCGCTATGATATGTATGATGGCGAGATCTATACCGTGCCACTAGGTGTTGCAAAACATCTTAATAAAAACGGTTGGTATCCAGAGCATGCATTTGTTCAAGATGAAACAGGCAAGCCTATCGCTAAAATCGGTAAAAAGATCCGCAGATTCGGATTCCAAAGCCTTGAGTTCTTTGATGAATCAGAAGCAGCTCCTGATCTAATTACTGTCCAAAAAATATAAAGGAATAGTATGCCACGATGTTATGCTGACCCAGATCCAATTTTCAAGCCAGCTATGCGATTAATAGCAGCAATATCGCAGTCTAATCCCATGGTTGTTACAACTACATTTGCTCATCAGTATATTACTGATATTTATGTACGACTTCGTGTGCCAGTAGCAAATGGTATGACAGAAGCACATGGATTGACTGGCTACATCGTGGTTACTTCTCCCACTACGTTTACATTGCCTTATAATTCAATGCCATTTACGCCTTTTGTGATACCTATTATGCCCAATCCTCATGATGACATATGTGCTCAAGTGATACCAGTCGGTGAGGATAATGCGATACTTTTAGCGGCAGTACAAAATACTCTACCTTTTTAGTTGTCGAGAAATAATCGCACTTCTAGACTGTGTTATAGTTTAATTGATTACCGGGAGCGTGTTAATGGCAGATTCAACACTTAATGCGATTCGTATCAAGGTGCGCCGATTAACGCGCTCCATGAATGAATCATTACTTAGTACAGTAGAATTGGATAACTATATAAATACTTTTGTCCAATATGATTTCCCTGAGCATCTTCGTACATTTACCTTAAGAACTACATTAACGTTCTTCACTGATCCCTTTGTAGATGTCTATGAGACTAATACTGTAGATCCTGCAAATCCTCTCTACCAATTCAAGCAGAAATATCTTAGTGTTCATGAACCTATATACATTGCAGGTAGGCAAGTTCTTTACTCCCAATCACGTGAGCAGTTCTTTGGTATATATCCACAGATAAACTTTATTGCTCAAGTTGGCTCTGGTGATGGCGTGGCCACTATATTTGCAGGGACTGTTCCATCTCGACCTATATTAAGAAATAATGTTTTATTTAATAGTATTACTGCAACGGGTGCAGGACTTGAACTTAATGATGATGGACAAGGCAACCTTACTGGTGATGGGATAGGCACTATAGATTATGTAACAGGTGCCTTTATATTGCAATTCAATATAGCACCAGCAGCAGGTTCTATTATAAATAGCCAGACAGTGCCATATGTAGCGTCATTACCACAAGCATTATTGTTTTATGATTCTAAGTTTACCGTCCGTCCTGTTCCTGATCAGGTATATCGCATTAACATGGAAGTATATATACGCCCAACTGAATTGCTAGCGGCTAATCAGTCTCCCGAACTTGAGGAGTGGTGGCAATATATTGCTTACGGTTCGAGTAAAAAGATATTTGAAGACCGTATGGATATGGAATCAGTGCAGATGATCATGCCTGAATTTATGAAGCAGCAATCTATGATGATACGTCGCACTATCATGCAAAATTCAAATGAACGAGTAGCAACAATATACACTGAACAAAGCTCTTTTGGTCCTGGATCCGGTTCTTGGGGCTGGGGCGGTGGTCCGTTTTAACAAGGAATTAATATGGCTTATGTAGATGTACCATTAGCTCCACAGCGGATAAAAGATTCGCAACCAATTATACGACAGAATTTTATAGAAATTAATGCTCTTATAGACGTAGATCATTATACTTTTGGATCGCCAACCATTGGTGAACATAAAAAAGTAACATTGCCAGACCAGGGATTACCTCCTGTATTTCCTGGTAATGATTTAGGAATATATGCGCAAGTACCTACAGCGGTACCACAAACTGGTGTAAATGAACTTTATATCAGAAAACGCAATAATGTGCGTGTTCCCATTACAGCAGCTTTATTGAATGGTGATGGTTGGGCATATTTGCCATCAGGATTACTTATTAAATGGGGAACATCTAATGTAAATGGATTTAATCAACCGGTTGTTTTCCCTGATGATGGCAATATAGCAATACCACGCTTTGGTGTTGGCTCTGTATTTCAAGTTTTTTTATCTTCATCTCCTGCTGTAATCACCCCTACTTTTATTTGTACATTAGTTTCAGGAAGTGTAAACAACTTAGGATTTAATGCTAATAGTTTTACATCTAATACAGGCTTAGCAGCTAATGGATTTATAGATTATTTAGCTATAGGAATTTAATATGCCAACAGATCGCTTTGTTATTGCCCCTCTTGATACTGGTCTTCAGAATGATGTTAAACCATTCTTGATACCAGATGATGCATTTTCTGAACTTAATAATGCATATGTTTTTCGTGGAAGAGTAACAAAACGATTTGGCTCACGTCTTATGAACATGGCAGTAGATGATGACGTAGCACAGTTGTATTCACGACTAGGTATTGCCATTGGAGTAACTAATGGTGCAGGAATATTCGGTCCTGTTGTTGTTCCTGGTATAACCTGGAAAATAGGCCAGATGTTCGCTATTGGTGATCAAATTTATACAGTATTTCAACCAAATGGTCCTATGCTATCTACGGCAGTTGGACCTATTGCGTCATTTGATACCGCTACAGGAATAGTTCAGTTTGCAGGTGCTACGCCCGGCACTATTGTCTATTTCTACCCGTCCGAACCCGTTATGGGAATCACTAACTATCAACGAGCGGCAATAAATAATGAAGAAACTATTGCATTTGATACACAATTTTCGTATCACTATGTAGCTGGTAGATGGGAAAGTCTTGAAGCGCCACCAGTAAAAATATGGACTGGTACAGATTCACAATTCTTCTGGTCAACGAATTTTAGGGGTCTTCAGGCAAGCGATTATACTTTATTTACAACGAATTTCAATCCACCTGATTTTATGGCTTATTGGACTGGTGGACCTAATTGGACTAATTTTAGACCAGCTTATAATGTGGCTGGCGATACTGTCGATACTGCTCGGCTTATAATTCCATTCAAGGGTAGATTATTGCTACTTAATACTTTTGAGACCATTACTGCAACTGGGGTTCAATCTGCATTCAGTCAACGTTGTCGTTTTTCACAAGTAGGTAGCCCACTTAATGCAGATGCGTTCTTTCAGTTACCTGAGACAGCTGGCAGAGGCGGATATCTTGATGCATCCACCCGTGAAGCAATCATAAGTTGTAGAATATTAAAAGATCGATTAATAGTATTTTTTGAGCAAAGCACCTGGGAATTAGTCTTTACTAATAACCAAGCTAATCCATTCTTGTGGCAAAAGATTAATGCAGAGCTCGGCATTGAATCAACCTTTTCAACTGTATTATTTGATAAAGTTGTTATGGGTGTTGGTAACGTAGGTATAGTTGCATGTAACGGAGCAAATGTTGATCGCATAGATCAAAAGATACCATATGATGTATTTCAGATACGCAATTCAAATGATGGCACAGAGCGGGTACAGGGCATTCGTGATTATTATAACGAGATGGTCTATTGGACATTTCCTATTGAAGATGTTAATGATGTATATCCATCTAAGATATTGGCTTTTAACTATAAAAATGGATCATGGGCATTCTTTGATGATTCAGTTACCTGTTGGGGATACTATCAAGATCAGATAGATCGCACATGGGGCAACATGAGTATAAGATGGCAAGATGCTACTGAGACTTGGGATGGTGCTACATATCAAGCGCAATTCAGAAATATTGTTGCTGGCAACCAACAAGGGTTTGTATTTATAGTAGATGATAATCTTACTATTAATGCACAGGCTTTACAGATTACTGATATAAACCAAGCTGCTCCAGGTAGCTTCTTCAATGTGGTATTTCATATTGTTGACCATAATCTTACAGAAGATGATTTTGTATATATTGATAATATATCAGGCACTAATGACTTCTTACAGTTTAATGGCTTTGTGTGGAAGGTATATCAGCGCATAGACTCAAGCACCATTATTATCCAATTGCCCGGTGGTTCCGTCTTAAGTAACTATAATGGTGGTGGCACAATCCGCCAAGTGAGCCGTGTAGATATTCTTACTAAGATGTATAATTTCTATCCGCAAGCCGCCCGTAATATGCTTATATCTAAGGTTGATTTCAACGTAGATACTACACAAAATGGTGCAGTGACGGTTGATTATTTTACATCTTCTTCAGTTCAAGGGCTCACTGCTGGTGCTGCTGCAACTGGTGCACTTATAGGTGATGGTACATTGGATATGACGCCTTATGCGTTGGTTCCACAAGAAGCAACACGAGACTACTTGATTCATCCTGTTTATATTCAGGCTGATGGTGAATGGGTGCAATTGAGAATCTATTATAGTGATGCGCAGATGTTGGCTAACTTGGTATCTTCTTCTGACTTTGAGCTTAATGCGATGATATTCTATGCAACACAAACATCAAGTAGATTACAATAGTTAGATAATAGACAGAGGTCGAATCGAACGACTAGGCAACAGCCTCCGTATGCATAATATACATCCGTCACCATTCACCCCATGGTAGTATCTATTATAATTTGGGGTGATTGATTGGGTTCGAACCAACGACATCCAGGTTCACAGCCTGGCGCTCTATCCAGCTGAGCTACAATCACCATATATTTCAATAATAATCTGGGGATAAGTTTAAGCGATCACGCTAGATGCTTCCATGGGCTATTAACCCTCACACCCCTTATCCCTCTGCTTTTAATTGATTCGCCTTTAGGTAGATAATTATTTATTCAGAGTTTTAATCTGTATAAAAATTCTAAAGGCGAATTATATTCCAACTTTAATAGGTATTCTGGTTGGATTTGAACCAACGTCCAACGACTTAACAGAAGTTGCTCTAACCGGGCTGAGCTACAGCATACCTATATATTTTAAGCGAAGTAGAAAGAAGGATTCGAACCTTCGACCAATGATCTCTCATGGTTAGGGTTTTCAAGGCCCACGCATTCAGCCACTCTGCCATTTCTACTTCTATCTGAATGTAGGAATTGAACCTACTCCCTGGGTATTATCCAGTGCCTGCACCACAGACCAATTCAGTGTATATTTCAAATTCAAGCCAGCTCTTCCCTGACATGGGTCCGCTATTTCAGGTCCGTGTCTTTTTATTACAAACTAAAGCCTCAGAAGATGAAGCGCATCTGAGGCCCAACAAAATAAAAGAAGAAAATGAAAGTAAGTAATACTGATATAGTACACTAGCCTTTAAAAAATTCAAGCACAATTAAAACGCGTGAAAACGCAGTTGCATTCCAATTAGTAGTAATATTAACGTTGACTGCATCTACATATATATCAGCTTGATTACCAGTAGTAACGAAAGTAATAGGGATAGGAAAGTATATCAAATTAACTGGATCACTTGCTGTCGCATATATCCTGCTAAAAGTAACTTGTGCATCAATATTTGGTATACCGTGTGGTACAGATTTTAATCCTGTGTTAGGCAGCGCACCAAAATCTACTACTTTTCGATAGACTCCTCGATATGTTGGTTCTTCTGGTGTAGATGAAGATAATGCTTTATTTGGAAAGTACACTTGTCCACAATTAAACAGCTCTTCAATATAATAGCCAGCATCTCTAAAATTGACCCCTACAGCAATTTTATTAGTGTGCTGACGCAAACGTACTAGGAATTCTTTAAACTCATCACCTTTGACATCTAGCGATCGAATCATGTCAACATCATAGACATCAGTTGTCTCAACAAAAGCACTTTGTATGCCACTTTGGTCTGCCATTATATTTCCTTCTTTTAAAACTTGTATCGCAGCTTTATGATTATAATATATGTGCGCACAAAATTACGTTAGGAGATAGTTATGGCAGATCAAACAAATGATTGGGGACAGCAATTTAGGAGCCCTATTAGTAAAATAGGGGGCATATTTTCAGGGCCAGGTAGGCAATTATACGATATCCCTACCCATGCTCCTGTTCAAGAATTAGCTAAATATCCTCTTTTTGCAAAAGCACTAGGGAATTTAGTAGGTGGTAGGCAAACTGCACCATTTAATCCGGCTTATGCACGACAAAAATTTGAACGTGAAACAGTTCCGTCTATTGCACAAAGATTTGCAGGAACTGGAGACACAGCAGCATCATCTGGATTTATGGGAGAACTTGCTAAGGCAGGGACTGATCTTGAAGCTCAATTAGAACAAGAGCGTGCCAAATTTGGACAAGAAGAAGAACGATTACGTCAAAGCGAACTTGAAGGGCTTCTTAAATTTGGTATGCAGCCAACTTCAGAAAAAATATTGATGCAGAAGCCAGAAGGCGAAGTGCCAATCACGCAAGAAAAAAATCTTGCTGAAAATATTTTTCCTGGAATAAAAAAAGAGCTGATAAGTACTGCTAATTGGACTGATAAGAAATTGCGCGATAAGATCGAAGAAAAGTATGGGCCAGAAGGTTTATCGAAGTATGAATCATTAAAAGAACAATTTGGTATTGGAAAAGAAAAAGGAAAAACAACTACTACAGAAGAAGATATTGCTACTGATGATTGGCTTAAAAGTGCTCAGTCAAAAGGATATGAAAATCGTGTAAAGGGCGCAAATAAAGAAGTCGAAAAGTTTAAAGACCCTAATGAGCAGCGTGAATTAAGCGAGATTATGGATAGAGCAGGCGTAAAAAATGCTTCTGAGCTTGCTGCTTTTAGCCCAAAAAATAA